TGGATCCTGATAAAGGTAAGTAATACAACATTTGATCCATATCAGTTGTATAGTCCTCCATCTTCTCCATTAGAAGATAATTCATATATTCTTTGACACGATCAGCTTGTTGTTCGGTAGCCGGTGTTCGTAAGCCGACAACCTGTGTTCTTACTGGGCCGTCACTAGGTAGTAATTCTTTATAAGCAGATGCTTGGAAGGTCGTAGCACTCTCACTTAACAACGGATGGGTGACACCGGAAGCTCCTTTAAAGGGTCTAGTTTGCTCATTGTATTTTACACCAAGCAGATCTAAACCTTTCGTGTAGCCTTCCTCCCAATCTTTTCTCGATTCTTTGTCTTTTCTGTATTCTGTAATTAACTCCATACCTAAACGCTTAAGAGTTCTTTCATCCATATCCTCCGCTAAGTTTGCATTAAAATCATCAGAAATAGGCTCTTCTACAGTCTCCTCTCCCTCAATTTGTATTTCAGGAGGCAAACCTTCAGGTTGTTCTTGAATTTCTTCAACCTTAGTTTCTTCTTCAGTGTTTTCGGTAATTCCCTTTTCTACAGCCATAAGTTAATTTATCATAAGGTTTTAAATATATCCACTACTAAGCCCCCTTCAGACTTATATAGTTTTTGTGTGTATTGCATAGAAGGTGTAACTTCAATAGCAAAAGCATCAAAATACAACCTAGGATCTTCTTTATTAATTAATTTGTATCCTTTCATAGGAGCATTAGAAGCTGTTTCGTGATAATCACTTACGATCTTTTTTCCACCTTTAGCATCTGGATATTTGAAATTTTCAGTCACCACTTCTTTGTAAGGTTTTGAAGGATCTGATTTAGATATTTTTATAGTTCCTGTTTTTGAATCTTGAAACCTTGCAGCCTTTTTCATCAGTTGAGGCATAACTGCTTGACCTTTTTTATCTATACCTTTTCCACTTGCATAACCATAAAATCTTTCGTTACCAGCTTTATAACCTTGTCTAAAATGTAATTTATTAAAAGGCATAACAGCCACAAAATCTAATTTCTCTTTAGCGGCTTTATTCAATAAAAATTTAAGAGCGTAGTCTCCATATGCATCAGCTTCTAAAAACGGAAAATAATCTAATCTCGCATCACCCATCGGGCCTTCTTGCATAGTGCGATTTATTTGCCTGTTAGCATTTCTTAAATCGTCAGACAACGCTCTCGCTTTATTAAACTGATTTTTACTTATAGCGTCATCTATGCTTTTCATTAAACCCATTCTTGAATCTAGTAGAAGTTTAATTTCTACATTTTTTTGAAATGGATTCATTCTTCTAATGCCTGTAAAGGCTTCTTTAGATGTTAATTGTTTAGCAATATTTTGGTTAGCATCAGATTGTATTTCGTGAATAACTAAACCTCTTTTACCATCCGGAGTAAACCTTGTATCATACCTAACGTGAAATATATTATTTTTTAAATTAGAGAAATGACCCATATTTTGCATCGGAGATCTATTACCTATAATAGGTTCATCTAATACAAACACTGTCTCTCTATAATTTTGCCCGCCTTGAAAAGTATAATTAGTTTCATTACCGTATTGAGTTTGTCTTACGTTTCCAGATCCTCTAGATATTCTAACACTTTCATCAACGTTACCTTTTATTTGATTGATTAATGTTTTAATATTTTGTGGTGGAGAACTTATTGAATCTAATTCTTTCATTAATAATTTGTAAGATTGATTAACTCCATTTGCATTGCCCTCATATAATGCACGTTTTAATGAGGCCATAGACGTTGAGATATTATTATAAACTGTTACTGGTAGATTAGCCGTCTTATTTAAATCAAACATCATATTTTCTGCACCACTTATTAATTTATTCATTTTTCGTGTATTAAAGACCCCACCATATTCAACAGGTTTTAATCTATTAACAGGATTCATTTTAATTACATTACCAATATCTTGTGCAGATAATTTTAAATTAAATTTTTTTGCTGCACCAAGTAAACCACCTGTTACATTCCCAACAGAATCAAACGTTGCAAGGTTTGTATCAAAAAGTTCCTCTTTGTTTATAGTAGCTTCTTTACCAGCAAATCTTGATCCTTTATCATAAGTAAATTTTTTTGGTCCCCTTTCGATTCTTGAAGTAGGTTTTCCAAAAACTTTATAATTAACTTTTCTTGTAGAGGTAAGATGATCGATCCATTCATCAGCAGAATATTTTCCTGGACCTTTTTTCATAGCCCAATCATAAGCAGCAGATCCAAAAGCAGGTTGTCTCGTTTCACCCATCATTAGATCATCAGTAATTTTACGATCTACCTTAACAGGCAATTGTGCATCTTGTTTAGCTAATTGTTTTGCTGTTTGCGTTTTTGATTGTGGTGTGTAGGTAATTAACTTTTGAGTTTCACCAGACACTGGGTCAGTTTTTTTCTTTTTTAGAAGTGACTGTATTCCCCTTCTGAGTAGTTCCTTGAGGGCCATTAACCCTCCTAGTATGTCTTAGTAGGTTTGTTTCTACCTAGTTTAACCTTTACCATTACGCCACCCTTTGCTCTCATTGGGTTTGGTCTTTGCATCATACCACCACCATAGTAGCTCATTTGTTCTGGCTTAGTCATTGTCATACCACCACCCATCATTTGTGTAGGGGCTAACCTTTGTCTCATTTTTTGTTCAGGTGTCATTGGATCTCTTTTTTTTCTTTTATCTCTTCTTTTTTCTGGAGCTTGTTCCCTAGCACTTTTTCCTGCTACCGAACCAATACCTCGACCCATTGACGCTTTCATAACTTTACCAGGTTTCATCTTTTCATCTTGTAAACCTTGACCTCTACCTTTTGCCTTTTCAGCTCGAAGTATTTTAAAATCTTGTGCATCAATTCTGTTATTTTTATTTTTGTCTAACTTTGCTTGTCCACCTGTTAGTCTACTCATCATTTTACCTGCTTTTGCCATAGTTTTTTGCTCCCTTACTTTTTGTCTTCTTAAAAATTCTTTATAATCATCCATTAACTTTTGTCTGTTTTTCATCATTTCTTCTTTAGATCTACCCTCTAAATATTCTTTGAAAGTGATGTCAGCCATATTACTTAACTCCTTTAAAATCTCCACCTCTTAGTGCAGCACCCATACCTCTGCAGGCACTCCCACCAGTTTTTAATCCTTGTGCTTTTAATCTTTTAGTAGCCTCAGTAAGACCACCGCCCATTTTTTTTCTAATTTTTTTCATTTGATCATAATCATCCAAAGAGGGTTTTGATCCACCTGGTTTAGGTTTGAAAGGACCGATAGAAAATGTCCCTTGATTTAATGAACCTTTTTTATATCCAGGAACTTTTTTCATCATACCGCCACCCATTTTTTTCTTAGGTCTTTTTGTAAATGGTTTTTTACCAGTTCTTTTCTCGTACATTTTTTCTAAACCAGCTTTTGTTGCTAAAGCTGCTGCTGCAACACCGGCTGCGATCTTACCTACTTTTGTAGCTTTGGCTGCTTTTGCTGCTTGAGATCCAAGACCACTTAAAGTCATTCTTCTTTGAATAAAAGATTTTGATGTTGGATTGTTAATTATATCTTTAGCATCTGATACCGCTTTAGCCTTTGATACTGCAGGGAAAACTCCGATATTTTTAAAAAACTTTCCAGCCCCTTTACTCAATGGTACAGTCAAACCTTTTTTGTTAAGTTGTGCAAGAAGTGATGATCGAGAAGCTTTTCTCAATCCTCTTAAATATTTTCTGTATTTTGCACCAGTCATACGAGGATCTCTGTTAGGCGGAACAGTGTCGTAAAATTCTTTTACCGCTGTTGCGACTTTACCTTTAATTTTTTTTTCAGCCATAATATCTAAAATCTTTTTCTATTTTAAAATTGGGTTCATCCAACGCATCTTGATATGTTGTAACAAATCCGCCTTGTCTGAATCTTAACACCGCTTGGGTCATAGAGTCAACATAGTCATCGAATTGACCATTAGGAAAAGCCGCAACTTCTTCAATAACATCCTGAGCAAACTTTTCATCTGTTGGGGCATATACCATTTGAGACTCAAATATGGGCGCTACTGAGTTTATTCTTGTATATTTATCTCTACCCTTAGCAGGCACATAATCCACAACAGGTATACCTGCTCTTCTCAATTCGTGTATTAATGGTTGACCTGAAGCCTTAGCCTCAATAATTGTAGTTTCCGGTTGCCAGTATTGATATTGCTCTAATGCTAAATTTTTTAGATCTGGAAAATCGAACCTTCCTTTAATGGCATCTAATAATATTATACAATCTTCATATCCTTCTGCAGGTTGAAATATTCCCCAAGTTGTAATCGCAGAATAATCTGCTGTTTCTTTTTTTGAAAAAGCTGTATCGTAACTTTGTATAACGTGTTTGAGGACCGGTATCCGTTCTTCGTTCCAAGGTTGCCACCATTCCCTTTTAATGATTGCACCTTCCTCAGAAGTTGGATCTTGCATATATTGTGCGTTCCAGTTTTTAGTTGTAACCGATGCTTTAACTTTTTCTAATTCTTCTATGGGCCAATACTCAGGCCATACAGGATTTCCTGATGGCAGTATCGCTGGAAAATTTATAACTCTCCAAGTATCTGCTTTTGGTTCTGATTGTGATTTGATGAGCCTCCCTGTTAAATCATCTGTTGCCCATCTTGTCATAACAACGACTATCGAACCACCAGGTTGTAATCTTTGTCGTGGTCCTGATGAATACCATTCATAAGCTCGATCCATAGCTGAGTCAGACATTGAGTCTTGCTCTGTGTGTGGGTCATCGATAATAAGAAGATCCGCCCCTCGTCCTGTGATTGAACCGCCTACCCCCGCTGCAAAATATTCTCCTCCGTGATTGGTCTCCCAACGGCCTTTAGCCTTACTATCTTCTCTTAGTTTAACATCTCCGAAAATACTTTTATAGTCTTCAGTCTCCATTAAGTTTCTAACTTTGCTACCGAACCGCGAAGCTAATTCAGCATTGTGTGATACTTGCATAAGTTTCATCTTAGGATTTTTACCAATCATCCAAGCAGGAAATAGAAAAGAAGCAAACTCTGATTTAGTATGCCTTGGTGGCATATTCACAATAAGGCGTTTAGATTTTTTTGTTGCTATGTCCTGAAACTCATTTGCTATGATTTGATGGTGCCCCCAGTTTTCTGGGTCCTTTGTGCTTCTACATATAAAATCAGGCCACATCGCTCTGACAAATAATAGAAAGTTGTCCTGACATAATTTTATATACTCAATCTGCTTCTTGAGTATTAAGGTTCTTAGCTCATCATCTGTTAAGTGATCTAAATTCATTTCTTAAAATTTTTAATTTTTTGGGTCCCCTGTTCAAGCAGATCTAATAGTATATCAATTAAGTACATAAGAAAATACCAAATAGATACAAAGACAAATAATATACCCATCATTATACTAAATAAAATATTACTTAAAGACTTCATATCGTTTCAGCATACACTATTTCTATTCGACTTGCTATAAACACCTGCTCGTCACAAGTACCTTTTCGCCTAACGTGGTCAATTTTTTTTTAATTGCAGGTTTTGATTGCTGGTTTTTTTGAGCCTTCTAATAGATACACCGATAGCCCGTTAGGGCTATCGGTTTTGGTTGTAGTTAGCTACTTAATTTTTCTATTAAGTAACTAAATTTATTTACAATCTTTTGTTTAAAGTTATCTATTAAAGGGTTACCTTGATTTTCTAATATTAATTTTTCTACTTCGCCCTCTAACATTTTATACATAACTTCATAATTTAACTTACTAATTGCGTCAGGGTCTAACTTCTGATTAGGTGTAAGTTGAGCATTAGCCGATTGCTCGGCTAATACTTTTGATATGTTCATTAAACTATTAGTCATTGTTATCACCAATAGCTTTAAACTCATTATATTCAATTTCTGTACAAAATTGATTAAATAAGTCATTATGTTTTATTTTGAAGTTAGCAGTCTCAAATTTTTTTCTTTTTCTTTTGATTTTCTGCACTCCATAACTACAACCATTTTCGTCTTGAACAATAACTAAGTTTTGATTTGATCTCTCAAAAACATCAACTACGTTTTGTTTCATTTTATCTAACTCTTTAGATAAACGATTAAGTTGCAACTTATTAACTGCATAAGCTAAGATGACTTTTTTCTCATCTGCTTTCAGTCTTTTTACTGCATTACTCATTTGTTTCCTTTTGTTTTTGTTAGTAATATCTTGTCTTATCATATCCCACATTAAGATCAACACTTAAAACCCATTATGAACACACAGTTGATAAGTGTCCATAATGGGTTGTTTAAAGAACAAACCTAAAACAAACTTAAAACATTTGATAAACTAATAATATCAAACAGTAATAAAATGTAGATAACCCACAGGGGTGATAAATATATAAACAAACCAACCATTACCACGAGCAAGTGTACACGACAGTTTTGCCGTTTTTGATTGCTTCCTTACAAAATTTTAAAAACTTCAAGTCTTGTGACTTGTATTCTCTAACAGCTTCTTCTTGAAACTGCTGACCCCAAAAGAAACCATCTGAACAGAACGAGTGATGATACTTTGATTCTATCTCTTCGCCTAGTTCTTTAACGACATCATCAGTAATATAAACTTCATCATATCCATTCATACCAAGATGAGACATATCAAACGGATTAAACTCTTCATCTTTCTGTTCTTCTCGTTGCTTCTTTAGTTGTTCTGCATTCTGCTTCTGAAACATTCTATTCATAAATGTTTGAAGTCTTGCGTGCTTTCGCCAAACGAAAACGTCTTTTTGTTCTGCTTCGCTTTCTTCTTTGTCATCTGAATAATATTTTTTCCAGTCTATCTTTCTATTACGAAGATGAGCATATTGATCTAGTCCCATTTTTTCTCCTTTGTTATCTTCATTGTCTTATCATATCCCACCGATAAGTCAAACAAAAAAATACAAACTTTTGTACCACTCCACTCCTGTGGATCCGTCTGCCGTCTGCTGTCTGTACTTTAGAAACATTCTAAACCAAACGAGACGAGAACGAGCGAGGGCTCACAGCACTGCCAGAAGCAGCAGGATGCAAACACTCAGCGCGGGCAGCATCACGCCAGGCCATAGCAAAACGAGAAACAGTAGAAAATAAATCATATGCTCGAAGATTCTTCGTCTGCAGGATCCTTCACCTCAGACTCCTCCCAGGTATTACCGTTGGCAATGCAGCGAGCTCCTCGAGCACCGGTCAGTGCGTAAGTCTTACCAGCTTTTGGTTTATCCTTCTTTTCATTAGCGGACCCATCGACAATATATTCGCATCCGTAATATTCATTTAGTTGTTTGATTAGTTTTTTGTTCATTGTTATCCTTTCGTTGCTAACAGACCGCTGGACGGTGCACCTGATTACACATTCAGTAAACCAGCGGCCTGCGTAATGACTCTGAATCGGATCGAATCTAGAAGATTGATTGCCTTCAAGGTCGACATATACATAAGACCAGATGGGAGAAAAGTCAAGCGTAAAGTTCAGGTATTTTTGTAGAAGCAGCGTGGATCTTGTGGTGGGGGCTGAACACAAACAAAAAGAAAAAAGTTCGCCCCCGAGAACGAGATTACACGCTAATTACTCTCGTGCCAAGTCCAGCTCAGACAGGCTGCCACCAGACGCAACTTCGGCAACGAACCGTTGATGGTGTTTCATTGAACGAGAACGAGGTTTCGCTGCCTGGAGATCCAGAAGCTCCCAGACGGCTTCCTGGAAGGCTGCCCAGTGCACAGGGAACGAGAACGAGAAACGAGGTTTCAGTTTGCGAGGATCTGTAAACGAGGACAACGGTCTGTAAAGTTTCAACTTTCTCTCCGAGAGGGTCTCATTGCAGATCAAAACGATACCACCGTGTTCTAATCTTTTATTAATCCAAGATATCTGCCATTTAGATAGCTTAGGATAACCAACCTTATCCGATTTAAGTTCCATCCAAAAATCAATACTTGCGAAACATCCGTTTATGTCAGGAATACCGTTAATAGTGTTTGATTCTACTCGTATTAAATGTGCTTTTGGGCAGTTCTTTTTTATCTTTTGCCACAAAATTGACTCTCTTTTTTTCATAGTTTATTCAGATCGGTTTACTACTCTTTCAAGTTTGTAAATGCTTGATCGTAACAATACATTACAGTCGGAGAATACAGCAGCTTCTTGATCGTAAGACGCAAATGTCCACACTAATTTTTTATCTTTATCAAAGATATATGCGTGCGTAATCATTTTAGCTGGTTTTAACTTCTTTACTTCCTCAGCATCTCTATGCCCAGCATCCCCACACGGATCAAGCCAATATAACCTATAAAGGTAGTATTTTTTACCACCGACAACTGCGTGTTTGTATTTACTTTTTTTCCGTCTTAACATTTATCTTACCTAAATTAATATTGAGGTCTGAGTTATGCACCTCGTTAAATATTGTAATAAAAGATGTCCAGTTATTACTCTTCAGATAGTTCTTTTGTCTCTGGCTTAACTTCAATCGTTTTGGCGTTGAATCCATCGATTTTGTTTGAAAGCTCACCGAGTTTCTTCTCAAGCTCTGCACGCGACATACCCTCCAATCCTGATACTCTTACTTCTCTTTTATCAACATAAAGACCAGCTAATTGTCCTGATCTAAATTCTGCATTTATTGCTGATGCAAATTGTTTCTCTGAGTAAGCAGCGTCAGCATATTTCTCTAAACGTTTGTATCTTCTAAGTTTATCTTTTTCGTATTTAGCTTTTGCTTTTTCAAGTTCTTGATCTAAATACTTTACAACGTGTGGGTTATGTCTTCTTAATGTTAATCTACTTCCAATGTCTGAAAAATTCTTGTCGCTTTTTGCTTCATAGCCTGCTCTTTTACAAGCTTCACCTTTTGTAATCTCTCCCCAATTAGCTACTAATATATCAACAAATTTTCTTTGTTTGGGTGTAAGATCATCTATAGTTCTTAATGCTTTTGATTTTAATGCCATAAATTTATATATACCGGGACGGGTGTTATTGGAATCAAATAAGTTCCAAGTTTTACCACCCGTCAATTTTTTATTATATAGATTATTTTAACCCCCGACTAGATAATGCGAATCTACATTTTTGCACTACGCAAGGAAATATTGATATTGTGGTGTATCTAGATACACCATAGATACACCTACAGATACACCATAGAATCGCTTAAAAGTGTTGATATACAACAATAATAATCATCAGATACACCAGATACACCAGTTTTGACCTCTGATTAAGAATATTACAATAAGGTCTAGAATATCTATATAGTAGATTTTTAATAGCAACGTCCAGGCGTTGCTAGCAACATTCGCGTGTTGCTATATATTCTTTGGTCTAGACGGACGAATTCGTTGATTTAGACGGACGAATACTGTACAATTTAGGCGTTTATATATAAGCGTTTTCTTGTTATCATCTTAAGGGGGTTAAGGGAGACTGAGACCCCCTTTTTTCGTTGTCCGGTGTCCGTTTTTAAAGTATATTGTAGACAGATAGGAGGAACAATGACATAACTGAAGGTCTAGGGGTTACGGTCTCTTAGACATTTTTCCCAGGGTTTAACTTTAACCGTAGCCCCTCCCTCGTACTAAATTTTAAGTTCCGTTAAATCGCTAGTCTTTCCCAAAAATCCCTTAATAAAACTATTAAAAGATAAACTCACTCTAGTTTTAATATACTCAGTTTTCTTAACTTTATGTCGTAAGTCAGATGGAAATAAAATCACAAAGTCTTTACCAGCAGGCACATCAACCTCTTCAAAATTATAAATATTAGGTTTACCAATAAAGTCGAATACCTTTAAATTATCCCTGCAAAAAGTAATTTTATCGTAATCTTTATCGGCTTGTAAAAAAACAACACCGGATACAATAGAGTTTCTATGACTATGTAAATGATGGCTTTCACCAGGATCTGTAAAATTTACCCAAGATTGAGTTATGTA